TAACCTCAATGACATATCCGTGATTTCGGACTCGGTCGTTGCTAGATTATTTCCGAGTGCAACAATGGTCGAACCGAGATTCCGGAATTTGTCTTGCGGCATCTGCGTGATGTTGGCGAGTCTTGCCAGCGCGCTAGCCGCATCATCGGCCGAAAGGTTAGTTGAGTTGCCAAGGTCGATCATCGTTTTTGTAAAGTCCAAGATGGCTGGTGTCTTAATGCCAAGCTGCCCCGCGCTTTCAGCAACTTTAGCGATATCAGATGCGGATGTAGGCATCTGTTTAGACATATTCCGGATGCCCGTTTCTAACTGTTTGAACTCCTCATCCGTAGCGTTGACTGTTTTCCGCACGCCGGTAAAAGCTGTCTCAAAGTCAATAGCCGCTTTAGTTACGCCGGTGGCGGCGCCAATAAGCGGCAAAGTCACGCCGAACGTTAAAGACCGCCCTGCATTGGTCATCCCTTGCCCTACCGTCTTCATTTTTTGCCCGGCGGCGCTTACCTTTTCAGAAAACTGGGTCCACTTAGAGGATTGCACTTGCAATTTTTGATTGGTGTCATCCAACCGATTTTCCATTTTTGCGAGTTGTTCAACGGCTTGGTTTGTTTTGATCGCTAGATTTTGAGTTGCTTTGGCATCGGCACCTTTTGTCTCTACGGATTGCTGTAGAGATTGGCGTAAGGCGGCGACTTTTTGCTTTTGCAGTTCAATTTGCTTGGTGAGAGATTCGGCTTGGAGTTTTAGCCCATCTGTGCCTTTGCCGAAATCTTTTAACTGCGCGGATGACGCTTTAAACTCTGATTGGACTAGCTTAAGCGAACGATTGATGCTTGAAACTCCGTTCTGAAAGCCTACACCGTCAAAGCTCAACCGCACTACTAGATTTTCTATTTCTTCAGCCATTTTCGTCTCACCACCTTGCATATTTTTAGAAATAGATTGATAATTTGTGATAAAAGGAGGGTCTGTATGGAACGCGTTAAAATTTGGGATATATTAAACATTGTCGCCTCTCTTTTCGTGCTTGGTGGCATAGCAGCAGGCATTATTATCATCATTGCCCTTAAACCTGAAACTATCGATACCAGTAGCATCAGCGATCAATTTAGCAGTCTTGATTTACCTGACAGTGTGACGACTAAAAATCCTTACAGGTGGATTTTAGGCATTGGAATTCCGCTATTCACTGTCGCATCTGGAATGATAATGTTTGCTCTAGCTCATATCACTCACGCACTCGATAAATCCAAAGAAGAAAGCACCCTTTAATCGGGTGCTTTTAAAGTATTTGATCAATATAAACCTTCTTCGACTTAGTTTCAGCTGCCATCAGTTCGAAAAAATACATGATGTCCATTTCATCGATATCCTTCAGCTTCCATCCCTGTTTTAGTAAATCCCGGTAATAGGTCTTCATCGCTTCCTCGGAGTCGGTTATCTCGACTCCGTTTAGGAGTTTGGGTCATCTACCCCTAGTTTTTCGTTAGACTCCGAAATGATGCCGTTGGCCATGCTTACAACCGTACTGACCAGTTTATTTGCCGGCAAACCGTCATAAAAATTATCGCGTGTAAACTGTTTGCCGAACAAGTCAACAACATAGTCAACGACTTTATCCAAGTCCTGCGGGTCAGTGACCCCGTTATCTAATTGTTTACCAATCTCCAGAGTCTTTCTAAACATACGTGCGCTGACAAAGTCAGTAACAAATGTTTTTTCTTGCCCATCGATTCTTAGTGTGATTTCCAACTAAATTACCTCCAATCTGTGTTATGTAAAAAAGAAGGCCCTGTACAGAGCCTTCTTAAGAATTAAACGGTTGGTGTTTCCCCATATACAGAGTCAAACCAAGTCGGGATGACTTCTGCTACTTCTTGATCATCATCATCTGCTACTGCTTGCCATTGATCATCTTTATTACGGCGGATAAAGGTGCCGTTAATAGTTTGGTTCTGGAAAGTGACATTATCTTCCTTCGTGTGGTATTGCTGCTGTGGGGGTTGCATCTTTCCTTTTAAAAGCCAAACATACCGGTAAGCATTATTGGCCTTCAGCGACTTAAAACCAAGCGCTATATACGGCGCTTTGTCAGTAGACTTTTTAATTAGAACGCCCTTTTCGTCGATCGTATGGCCGAACCAATCCGCTTGAACAGCCTTTGGTACATCCGTTGTTTGGATAGCTACTTGGATATCCCCTAAGGATGTTGCTGTTTCAGCAGGACCATCATCAGCGTAGTTGGTACCACTGTTAGTCGTTGGCTGGATGTTAACATCGATTAAATCTTTAACTGGTTTTACGGCTCCATAGGTTTCCGTTTTTTCATCTTCCATGATGGAATAGACAAGATTTCTTACACCTACTGTAGACAAATAAATCAACTCCTTAAATCAATTTTGTTGCTTTAAATCTCATTGCTTTATGGCATATGGCTGTGTCGGCTTCGAACAAGTCAATGGACGAGGCCCTTGAAAAACCAAGAGACTTCATCACTCTGTTAACCTCGATGGCGATGTCGTCCCTTGGTCGTTTATCCCACACGTCGATCTGGATATAAAAGCGGCTGGCGGTCGCTTCGTCATCCGCATAGTTGCTGTCAATGTTGTCGTATTCAAAAAAAGTGATACTCGGATATTGCTTTGGGGTGGTAAGTTGATAGATATTTAGTCCGCCAAGCTGTTCAACGATTTTAGCATCATTCTCAAGCGCTGAAAGGATAACCGGTTTTATGTCGATCATGGACCTTTCACCGCATCCTTCATGTTTCCTATCACTTTTTCACCGTTTTCAGCTACCGCCGGTCCTATAAACGGGTAAGCGGGCGCACGGCTTGTCCCGTACTCCAAAAAGCCTGCACGCCATTTTGTGTTTTTTCCGGGGCCAACCTCGATGTATTTGTTACCTTGGATATCCTGCTTAACGTTACTTATTTGGATGTCGTCCTGGAGGTGTTTGTGATCTTTTAGGCTTCGGTTAACATGCGATCGCATGGACTCGGCTAAAATTTCGGCGCCATCGCGCAAGGCTTTGTTTTGTGCTCGTTCTTTTTTCAAAGCGATCGCCTTGATTTTTGCGTCAAGTGAGCTCAAGCCACTTATTTCCATTCCTGCGCTCATGGCGACACCTCCTTGCAAATCAATATCAGTTCAACCTTTCCGCCGCCATCATCCGCGCCGGTAATGTCGTAAGAAATACCGGTGCTTAGGTCTTTAACTCGGCATTCCTGCCAGTCAAACAGCTTGCCAGTGCCATCAATATACGGCTTCCTCCATCGGATCTTCCATCTGACGACGTTTTCCTGTTGAACGGCAGCTGCGGCAAAGTATTCGCGCTGTGATACCGGTATTTTTTGAGCCCAGACGGTCGCAAAAGTTGTCCATTCCTGCACGGGAAAACCATCAATTTTAGTAGTGGCGTAGGCTTGTAGCCGAATACGGCAACCTAGATCCCCCGGATTCACGTGGCCTCGCCCCCATCTACAGCAGGGTACTTTTTAAGTGACAAAATCAAACTTTGAAGTGAAAACTCGAATGACTTTGAAACTGTACCCACCAAGACCACACCGCGATTTTCATACCAATGCGAGATTAGTAGTTTTTGTGCCAGACCATATAATTCCGGGTCGGTAGATTCATCACAGCCGGATTTTTTAAGATACTGATCAGCAGCCGTGATAAGCAACCCGATCAAGTTGTCATCATCTGCGGAATCGACCCGCAAATACTCTTTAACTTCTTGTAACTCCATCATTATCCCCTCCTAAAAAGGAGAGAACCCCTTAATCAGCTTTCGGCGCCAAAAGGGATTCAATATGCTCAATGACTGTCTTACGGTTTTTACCTTGCTTTTCTTCTGCTAGAAGTTTTTCAAGTTCTTCCTTGTCAAGCCCGTTAATGGCGCTAATGACTTCCTCGACATTGCCATCGAGTAGAGACGACTCCAGGTATCCTTTTTTCTGCAATCCGGACACACGATCCTCTTTACCCTCAAACTCGGAGCCAATGTCATAAATTTTTTTCGTGAATTTATCTCGAAACTTTTTAATGACTTTTGCCTTCATCCGTGCACCTTCTTTCATAAGCCGCCAACGCTTTACGTCAGCGGCTTGCTAGATTATATAAACTTTATGCTTCCGGAGTAGCTTCGACTTTTGCAATTCGGAAAGCGGATTTCAATTTGATTTGGTGATCAAACCAAGCGGTGACGACAAACTGCTCGATGCCAGTCTTCACATCTTTGTCACGGTCATAAAGAGCACCGAGATCGTAGTTAAAGTGAGAGTAGCTAAAGTCGCCAACGATCGGATATACAGCGGAATCGCAGAATACAACCGGCTTACCGAGAACTTGCTCAGGTTGAGCTGTATAAAGCGTAGCGCTTCCGTTCGCAAGCGTTTTAATGATATTTTTGTAGTCTTGGAATCGCATAACAATCTTGGCGTTTTCACGGTAGTCTTCGTGAAGATCGGCAAGGGCGTCAGTGATTGCATCATACAAATCTTCCGCTGTTACTTCTTGTATACCCGATGCATAGAACGACATGTGTTCCTCGCCAGTCTTAGGCGTAGTAGCAAAAGCCACTTTCTTTTCTTTGGCTGCGACGCCGGATTGAAGAGCAGCCTCTGTAGCGGCGACTAAATTGGCATCAGAACCGTTAACGACAGTTTCAGAAAGGCCGGCGAATACCTTGAATTTGTTACGACCAAAGGTCACAACATCCCCAGTTTCTTTTAATTCCTTAGCTGTTGCAGTATCTTGGATGAAATCATCATCATCCAGGGTGAATGAAAGTTTAGGAATTTCCAAGTTGGTGATCTGAGTGATCGTTGAAAGTTCACGAAGTGGGTTTTTGACCATCGGCTCCATCAAGATATCAGTGGAAACCGTCTTCGGTAAGAACTTGTCCCCGCCAGTATCATTGTTATCGCCCAACGCTTGCAGCACGTCAGCCGGTACAGATTTACGCAGCATAACAGCGCGAATCAGTTCCGCTTTTGCCTTAACGACCTTTTGATTCGGGTCTGTCACACCTTTCAACCCTTGTTGTGCGGCAAATTTTGCTTTTTGCTCGGCCTCAAGGCTGTCATGCTGTTCTTTGATCACGTCAAAGCGCATTTTCAAATCATCACGAGATTTTTGGAGATTTTTAATATCCTCCATCGACGCGTTTGGATCGACCGCTTTTTCGGAAAGTTCTTGCTCAACCTTTTGCAGCTGTTGACCCACAGTAGCCATATTTTGCTTGAGTTCAAACAGCGTTTTTGCACCGAAAAATTGGAGGTTTAATGTTCTCATTTGCTGTTTTTGTTTCAAAACGTTCATCAATTGATTTTTTCTCACTTAAATCAATCCTTCCATAATGGTTTCAATATAGGCGGAGTTCGCCTTTGCTTCATCGGCGATTTTTTGGCGTTCCGCCATTTCATCCGCCAAACTCTGATTTGGCGTTTCTAACAGATTTTTGGGTACGTTTTTATACTTCTGAAACAAGTCATTGCTTACGGAGGCTGCCACTTGAACCGCATCCTCAACCACGTCACACAAGCCGTATTGAAGCGCATCATTCGCGGATAGCCATGTTTCAGCATCCAGTAACTCCTGTAACTTTTCATCGGTGATTTTATCACCTGCCTTTTGGAGATAAGCTTGCTTACTGGACTGACCTATGCGGTCTAAGTCATCGGCTACCTTGCGCAGTTCAGCCGAATTTCCCATAGCAAGAGTCCAGGGGTTGTGGATCATCAGCATGCTGTTTTTCGGCATAAAAATAGTGTCACCCGCCATCGCGATGACACTTGCGATCGATGCAGCTAAAGCATCGATATGGACATTTACTTTTGCTTGATGCCGTTTCAGCATGTTGTGAATGGCAATACCTTCAAAAACGCTGCCGCCCGGTGAGTTGATATAAAGATTGATCGTCTTGATACCGTCGCCAAGGGCATCTAACTCATTTTTAAAGTCGATTGCTGCCATATCAGTTTCATACCATTGCCAGCCATCCGGAACAATCTCGCCATAAAGAAAAATGTCGGCCGAAGTTGAGTCCTTGGCTGACATTTTTATCTCGAAAAACTTATTTTTACTTTGTGGCACTCGAACTGTCACCTCCTTTCCGTTTGGACGGATCCAGATCAATGGGGTAAAGGTCGCCACTGACCCAAAGCTTGTCAGCATTGCCGCCTACAGGCGGTAGATCCTCATACATCCTTACCTCGTCGGGTTTCATCCCCGCACTTCGTATCATCATCTGGTAAAAAGCAGTTCTTGCTGCCATATCACCGCGAAGTAGCGCCGATACGTTAAACTTAAAGTAATAACCGGCTTTTCTTTCATCGGGAGTCAGCAGTTTTCGGTTAAATTCTTGCTCATACTGGCGGACGATGGGCATTAACGTCATCTGCACGTAAGTTCTCATAAGCTGCTCATTACTGGAGTAGCTTTGCC